ATCTATTGTAATTCATATTCGTTTGTGATACTATTATTTTTCGTCACACTATAATCCCGGAGAGATATACATGAATAATATTTTACCTACAGACTACCAAAATTTTATTGCGTTGTCACGATATGCACGTTGGAAAGAAGATGAACAACGCCGTGAGACATGGACTGAAACAGTAAGCCGATACTTTGATTATATGCAAGAACATCTAAAGAAAAATTATTCATATGATATAACAAAAGATCTACGCAGCAAGCTAGAAGAAGCAGTATTAAACCAAAACATTATGCCAAGTATGAGAGCATTAATGACTGCAGGTCCTGCCTTAGATCGTTGCCATGTAGGTGGCTACAATTGTTCTTACGTACCAGTTGATAGCCCTCGTGCCTTTGACGAAACAATGTACATTCTAATGTGTGGTACAGGTGTAGGCTTCTCTGTTGAAAGACATATCGTTGACAAACTACCAACAGTTAATGAATATTTTCATGACACAGATACAGTAATTAAGGTAGGTGATTCACGTCCAGGCTGGGCTAAGTCATTGAAAGAACTTATCTTTATGTTGTACTCTGGTCAGGTTCCCAAGTTCGATGTCAGCGAAGTGCGTCCTGCAGGTGCAAGGCTCAAGACATTTGGTGGTAGGGCATCAGGTCCTCAACCGTTGATTGAGTTGTTTGAGTTTTGTATTAAGAAATTTAAGGGTGCAGCAGGACGTAAACTATATCCTATTGAATGTCATGATATCATGTGCAAGATTGGTGAGGTTGTAGTGGTAGGCGGTGTACGCCGATCAGCCCTTATCAGCCTGTCTAACCTCAACGATGATCAGATGCGACATGCCAAGTCAGGGCAGTGGTGGGATGAGCCTGGAATTAAACGTGAAGGTCAACGTGCATTGGCTAATAACTCTGTAGCTTACAAAGAAAAGCCAGAGATGGGTACGTTTATGCGTGAGTGGTTGTCACTATATGAATCACATTCAGGTGAGCGTGGTATCTTTAATCGACAAGCAGCAATCAAACAAGCCGCTAAGAACGGCAGACGTGAAACTGAACATGACTTTGGTTGTAACCCCTGCTCAGAGATTATCTTACGTCCATATCAGTTCTGTAATTTGTCAGAGGTTGTGGTACGAGAAAGCGACACAGTTGAAACATTACGTGAAAAGGTTAAGCTTGCTACCATCCTTGGTACATTCCAAGCTACACTAACCAACTTCAAATATCTGCGTAAGATTTGGCAGAAGAACACAGAAGAAGAACGGTTGCTTGGTGTGTCTTTGACAGGCATCATGGATAATAAACTAACATCTCAGATTGGTGGTACATTGGAAACAGTACTAGAATTACTGCGTGAAGAAGCAGTAGTGACTAACAAGGATATTGCAAAGAAGTTGGACATTCCACAGTCAACTGCTGTTACTTGTGTAAAGCCTAGTGGTACTGTATCACAGCTTACTGATGCTGCATCAGGCATTCACGCACGTCATAATGAATATTATATTCGTACTGTTCGTGGTGACAACAAAGATCCACTAACACAGTTCTTGATTGCTGAAGGTATCCCAGCGGAGCCTGATGTAAATAAACCAGAAAGCACAACAGTCTTTAGCTTCCCTATGAAGTCACCTAAAGGTGCGGTGACACGTACTCAAATGACCGCTATTGAACAGCTTGAACTGTGGCTTATCTATCAACGACATTGGTGCGAACATAAGCCTAGCGTAACAATTTCAGTTAAGGAATCGGAATGGATGACCGTGGGTGCTTGGGTGTATAAACATTTCGATGAGGTGTCAGGTATTAGTTTCCTTCCTTTTGATGATCATGTTTATGCACAAGCACCTTATCAGGACATTGATTCTGCTGCATACAAAGATTGGTCAGCTAAGATGCCAAAGAATGTTAACTGGTCTAAGCTAAGTGACTTTGAAAAGGAAGACACTACATCAGGTGGACGTGAGTTGGCTTGTACTGCAGGTGTCTGTGAGGTAGTTGACTTGAATGCGGCATAAAAAAAAGCTTGACATTGTAATTCAAATGTCATATAATATACCTTTACAACCGAAGGTGTGTTATGTTTAGCAATAAGAAGCCAGTTATATACGTAGGATATGATGATCGTGAGTACCAATCATATGAGGTTCTTAGAGAATCTATCCTACGTTATACAGATAAGTATGATATTATTCCTCTTGTACAAACCTCACTAAGACGTGCTGGCCTATACCGCCGTACAGTAAGACTTGATATTGCAAGCGGTGAGAAGGTTGCAAGAGTAGATGAATTTGATTGTCGTCCTTTTAGTACAGACTTTACCTTTACAAGGTTCTTAATACCTGCCATGAATCAGTATAGTGGGTGGGCTTTGTTTATGGATTCAGATATGTTTGTTCGGACTAACATCGAAGAGTTCTTTGATGAGTATACAAAGAACCATCAATATGCTATTCAGTGTGTACACCATAACTATAATCCGACAGCAACTGTAAAGATGGATAATCAAGTTCAACAGAACTATAACAGGAAGAACTGGTCTAGCTTTGTTCTTTGGAATTGTTCTCATAAGTCTAATCTTAATCTTACTGTTGATGATGCCAACTTAAAACCAGGTAGCTGGCTTCATGGCTTTGGTTGGTTACAAGACGATGAGATTGGTGCCATCAGTGAAGAATGGAACTGGTTAGATGGCTGGTCTCCTGAAGCTATGAATGCTAAGAACGTACACTTTACAACAGGTGGTCCTTGGTTTGAACCTGAATGGGAACCAAAGAGACAATCCGATATTGCCTATGCTGCAGAGTGGAAAGAATTAAAGAAGAAGACTTTTATTTTAGGAGAAGATAATTAATGTATACTTTTGTTACATCGTTTAGTGAGAGTGGATACCATGAGTACGCTAAGAACATGCTGGAAAGTGTGGTTAATAAATGGAACCCTAAAGAGTTTAAACTCGTGGCCTACTACCATGACTTTGATATTGAAAGTGTGTCTCCCCCTATGGCTGACAACATTGAGTATCGCAATCTTAATGACGTAGAAGAAATGCTTGAGTACCGTGAGCGTATGAAGTTTCATGATGGAACTGAAGGTGGTCAGATGAAATACAATTGGCGGCTTGACGCAATTAAGTGGTGCCATAAAGTATATGCAATGACTGACCTTGCCTTTGAAATTATGGAGCAAGACAATCATGAGACTTGGATGATCTGGTTAGATGCAGATACGGTAACAACAAAACGGCTTGATGTAAAACAATTTAAAAAATGGTTGCCTGAAAAAGCAGACCTCGTACACTTAGGAAGAACAGATGCAGACTACAGCGAAACAAGTTTCATGGGCTTTAACTTGGGCATTCATAATACTTGCAGTCTCCTTGCTGACCTTAGAGGTGCTTACACTATTGGTGAAGTAGTTGCATATCGTGAGTGGCATGATGGGTTTATCTTTGAACGTCTGCTTAATATCTACAAAGCACATGGCATGGTGACTAACAATCTGTCTGAGGGTGTCAAAGGTTTGGCAGCGTTTGCTCAGTCACCTTTGTCAGAATACTTTGATCACTTCAAAGGTAACTTGAAATCAAAGGTTAGCAAGACAACAGTAGCACCAGATGTCAATGGTCCTAAACGATACAAACAGTTGCTTGATCTTATTACTTTCTACAAGCCTAGTAATATTGTAGAGACTGGTACATGGAATGGTGGACGTGCTATTCAGATGGCAGTGGCAGCGTTTAAGTATACTGACAAAGTACATTACACTGGCTTTGATTTGTTTGAAGAAGCCACTGCAGAACTAGACCACATTGAATTGAACAGCAAGCCACACAATTCTAAGGAAGCTGTTGAAGCTAGACTGAATGAGTTTGCAAGCAAGATGAAACCTATGGGTAAAATCTTTACCTTTAAACTACACAAAGGTGACACAAAGAAAACTCTCAAGGCTTGTAAGTCTATTAAGAAAGCAGATTTTGCATACATTGATGGTGGTCATTCATATGAAACAGTTAAGTCTGACTTTGAAAATCTAAAGCATGTGCCTATTCTAGTGTTTGATGATTACTTTTCAAAGGATGCAAATGGTGTTATGCCAGAGAACGATGGTGTTAACCAGCTTATGAAAGAGATTACAGCATATGGTAAGGTTGTATTGCCGTCTTCAGATGCAGTTATGGGCGGTGGTGTTACACATCTCTGCTTTGTAGCTATGAAACAAGGTCTTCCTAAGATCCCAGATGAACTGACACGTGTTCCTATTGTTGTTACACCAAAAGATTCTCGTCCTAAAGAAGAGATTATTAATAATGTTCTTGAGAATAAGAAACTAATTAAAGATTTTGACTGGATCAAAACAAGTAAGATCAACAACGAGACTGCCATCATTGTTTCAGGTGGTGATAGTACTGATTGGTGGGAAGTTAAGGATCGTATTGCCAAGACAAACGGTAAAGTATTCTGCGTTAAGCATAGCTATCCAAAACTTTTGGAACAAGGTATACAGCCTTTTGCTTGTGTAATTCTAGATCCACGTCCTATTGATGGGGTAAGTACACACGGTGTAGTTCGCAAAGATTTGTTTAACAAAGTAGATGACCAGACAATTATGCTTGTTGCATCTATGACTGATCCTTCAGTTACTAAACATCTTATCAAGAAGGGTGCTAATGTAAAAGGTTGGCAAGCCTACTCAGATGCCTTGCGTGATATGTCTGTTACAGATAAGATTGTAGTAGACAAGACAACAGGTATTGAAGAAGGTTCTACTCTTATCACTGGCGGTACTTGTGCAGCTATGCGTACCATTGCCATTGCACATACACTAGGGTTTAGAAACTTTGAACTGTTTGGGTTTGATTGTTCTGTTGGAGAAGTAACAGAAGAGATGAAGAAAGAAACTACAGATACAGAAAAGCAACGGCCTAAGTATATGCAAGTAGAAACAGGTGGTGAAAAGTTCTGGACTACAGGTGAACTACTAGCTATGGCACAAGACTGTGAGAAGCTATTTGATAATGATCAGATGGACATGGGAATTAATTTTCATGGTGAAGGTACTCTTGCCGCCGCAGTTTGGGAAGCATCTAAACGTGGTAAAGAAAAATATTACACAGAGTTGCTAGATGTCGCTGCTTAATGATAAACAAGAACGGTTTTGTCAAGCCTATATCCTGCACAGAAATGCTACAAAAGCGGCAGCAACTGCAGGATATAGTGAAACCTCTGCCCATAACCAAGGTCATAGGTTACTACAAGATGAACGAATCAAAGAACGGATTGACGAACTCACAAACGAGATCTCAACAGATGTTGATGTCATCTCAGAAATCGAAAAGCAGTATGAGGTTGCTCGTAATGCGGGTAATGGTAACACTGCTCTCAAGGCTCTTGAACTTCTTGCAAGGGTACGAGGAAACAATGCAGATGAAGTCAGCACAGATGAAGAAACATTAGAGATGGAAATCGTTAATGCTATTAGAGTAATGGGTATGGAGAAATCGTTTCAGCTTTTTGAGTTAGCGTTTCCCGAAGAATTTACTAGCACTACGGACACCGAAGCTGGCGGCGACAATAACACCTAGTGTATACTGATACCAATCAGGCATGGTAGATAATGCAGCAAAGCCATCAGATACAATTGTTCTACCCCAGTCACCACAGAAACTAAGTATTAGCGGTGCTGAGAAAATTAATGTAAGCCACTCATCTTTCCAAGAAGACGCAGAAGCATCTGCCATTTTAAGGTCCCAGTCTATTTCACCTGTGGCCTTCTTCTGCATGACAATGGCTTCAGCTTTGGCTTGGGCTACCTTTGCGTCTGTCTTGGCCTTTGATGTTTCTACTGAACCTTTCAGCCAAGTACCTGCCAATTCGGCAATGGGTCCTATTAGAAGGTTTAACATAAGCCTCTCCTGTTACGTTTAATATCTGTGCAAACATTGTCACGGAATAATATTGTCAACCAATACAGCTTGCCAAGATGCAGCCAGCGCATTGTTTTGATTTTTACTACATATAGCACGTACTTCTACATCAGATTTTTCAGGTATTTCTAAAGGATATTCAAAATCAAATTGAATATTATCACCTATTAAATCAATTTTTGTTGCTGTTCTAAATACGCCACCTTGTGGTCTAAATAAAAAACGTACAGTCATAAAAGCACCAGACGTATCTGTACCATGAGTAGCAGTGCCTTTACCTATATACATTGTTTTACCTGCTGGTACTGTATATACAGCCATTAATGTTTGATTTTCACCTGCAGTAATACGAGCATAAGTAGTACCACCGTTAGTAATATTAATATTACCAGTAGGTGCAGTTGCTCCTGTAATATATGCACGATAGACACGAAGGAATGTTTGTGTTGTTGTATATACACCAGAACCATCTAATGTAAATGTTTCCGACACTTCATTATAGTCTGTGTCAAGACCAGAAATAATACCAGTTACACCTGCATCAGTAGCACCACTTGCAGACGTAGCAGTCATAGCTACTGCAGAAGATGGATAAGCATATAAACCACCTACATCCCAAATAGTTTCATTGACATTAATAATAAGTGGGTTATATCCATATTTAAACAGTGTTTCATGGAAAGCAATCTGACCCCTAGAAACCTGTAGTTCCCAAGGCTCATGCTTTCCTGTACGTGTCATTGAACTAGGTGTACCCATTTAACCACTCCCACTCTTCCTCATTATAAGGTATCATTAAAACTCTCCTGATTTCATAGCTTCTGACAAAATTTTGGCTCTGCGTCCTACCTGCCTAGCCCATCTAGAATCTAACATTTCTCTTGATGCGGCTTCCCAATTTTGTTCATGAATAGCATTCCACATTTTAACAAACTTACACAATCTAGGTACACCCATGTTAAATGCCATGTCCATTAATACTAATTGTCTTACACTATCTAAGTTTTCTACGCATTTATGTACACGACATAATTCATTCTCTACTATTGCAATGTCATTGAGGGCTAGATACCTTGCATCGGCTTCAGATATTCCATGTTCATAGACCACCTCCATACTAGGGATGTCAAGGTAATCTAGCTCCTCTTTACTGATACCACGGTCTTTTAAATTTCTACCTATGCCAATGGTATCAATTCCTAATGTATCTTTATAAACTGTAAGCACGAGACCTTCATGCTCTACAAGCTTATCTAAAAAATGTGAACGATTGTATTTCATTTTACTGCCCTTGATTCAGAAATTCTATGGTTAGATGACCCAGGATTTTTACCTTCGTGGTTCATCCACACGGCAAAGGCTCCTGTCATTGCGCCAGTTACTACAGATACTAAACCAGCCTGTGCTGCAGTTGGATCTGGTAAGGTCATGAACCATTCGACCACTCGCCAACTCATTATTGTCATGATAAGCATCATTAATCTTGGTAATAGTTTCCATTCTAAAATCTTCTCAGCAGCCATTAAAAATATCCACGCATTAAATCTTTTAATCTATCGTCTAATGTAGGCTGGACGGTACCACCAACTTCTCGTTTGACCATACCACCATACCTTAAACCTTCTTCATCAAAGCTTGCGGCAGAACTATTGTCAACACTAAAGTCTCCAGAATCTATATCACTTCCAAAGTTTTCTCCACCGCCTCCACCAATAGGCGCACCTTGATAATCTTGTCTACCCACACCAGTTCCACCTATTACAGTACCACTATCAGTAGCCGGAACTCCACCACCTACAGAAGGATCACCAGCACCAGTGGCTTGTGCAATTTGATTGGCAATACCGTTTAAATCAAATCTCATATTAGCAATGTCGGAAGGAATACCTGGAATATTACCTATGTTTAAACCTGTGTTAGGTGTGCCAAGCATTGACGGTTTAGATGTTGGTAATGACATACCTGCAGGACCACCCTTGGCTGTTGTTGCTTGACCAGCTTTTGCAATAGAACCAGCAATACTAGGTGTTGTTGTTATAGAAGATTGTGGTACAGGCGCACCTACATTACCTGCATTTTGTGCCAGTGATTGTTGTGCCGCTTGTGTAATATTACCATAAATATCCGCACGTTGTTGTGGCATATTAGGTGGGGCAGACTGTGGCGCACCTTGATAGTCTTGTCTGCCTATATTACCTGAAGCTTGATTAAGCGCATCAATACCTGCATTGCCAGAACCACTAGCATTAAAGTCAGCTAAAGCCGCAGCGTTACTAGCATACCTATCTTCCAATGTCATAGACCTATTTACAGGATCTACCATAGTTTTATCTTCTGGATTAAATCCTAAAGCACCTGCAATTCCTGACGTTATTGGATTACGAGACACCATTGTTTCTGCAGTCTGAGCAATATTAGCGATAGGACTTTCTGTAAAAGTGGGACCACCAGCTTGCCCAATTTGTTGACTTGTTTGTAAAGCTTCAACACCTGTCATAGCTGCCCCAAGAACAGGAGCCGCATAACCTATACCAGCTTGTACTGCTCCTGGTAATCTACCAGAAGATTGTGAGGTAGGGTTAGCACCTTGGTTCATTGCACTTGCAATGCTAGGTAAGCCGTCCTTTGTATTATAATCTGCAGGGTTTGTTATTGCCATCTTACTCGTCCTCTATTCTATTACCTTGTAAAGCTTGGTACAGTTCTATAATTCTTTCCCTTGGTATTGGAGCGTTAGTACGTCTTTGTGAAACACCAAAGCTAGGAAATGTAGGAATATAATAATTGCTTGACGCAAGATTTAAGTTTTTCCAAACATCATCTGATATATCTTTTTTACCACGTAGCTTTAAACCTTTAACAATTTCCTTTGCATAGTCTTCACCAAACAAAGAACGATAGTTGTCTGTCAAAGCTTTCAACTCTTGAAATCCACCAAGTCTTTGACGCTGACTATCTTTGTATGCATCAAATATTGTATCAGCATCTGCTTCACTATACAATGTAGGATCAGATATAGTTCTAACAAATCCAGCATCTGCTCCCTTAATCTTACGTAAGCTAGGATCTAAAGCGTATTTTAAACCTGCAGTCATATCCAAACGCTGATTACGTACACCAAAGAATGCAGGTAATCCTACATCACCACCAAATGTCTGGTCATATCCAGAGATTGTAAAGCTTGAAGGTGTGACACCCTCTGGTAAATTTTTACCTTCACCAAAGTCTCCAAACAAAGGAGATATAATCTTAGATGTTCCAGCCTTAGTTTGCTCGTAGTTTCTACGTTTTTCTAAAAAGTTTAACACGCCTGGTTTAAACGGATCAACAGCAATGCCTATGGCCTTTTGTATCTTACCCATTGTTGTAGGTTCGTTTTGATAGTTACGACCATTAGCTAAATCAAACATAGCTTTTGTCAACATAGAAGGTTCCATGAATGGACCTAGTTGATTATCAAACAATCCAATAGCAAGACCTTCTAGTTCTGATTCATTTAATCCACCAT